GGTGCGAAATTAGCGTACGAATCAGCCCAAATGTCCAAGACTATACTCCCCGTCTGGTCACCTAAAATTGTCCAGCCAGTTATCGTTCCTGCGTAGGGGACTTCAGTGAATCCTTTTAAACCAGTACTGATGACACCTCCTTGGCCATCGAGAGTTATTTTGATTGAATCAGCTTTTAGATTGGCTTTAAGTGTTGCCACATTCCCGCTTGTTGTCGTTACATCGCCAGATAGGGCAGTCATGGTTATTTCTGATTCATCTCCCCCTGCATCATCTGTTGCAACCAAGGGGGAGAGGAAATTTAAGCCTGTTCTGGTGGTTAGGGCAGTGCCTGCGTTTTTGATTGTGTGGCCTGAAGCTCCGCCACTTCCAACTTCAACATTAGCCACTGTTGTGGCACTTGATTTTCTGACAGCTTGAGTAGCACTGGAAACAGCCAAAGCATCTAAGCTTTGGAGTAAAGCTACTTCATTCTCGTCTGATTGTTCGGGTTTTGATGCAAGATAGCTCATTTTTTTATAAAGTTAAATGGTAATGATTTCTTTTTCTCGTCTTTTCTTTTAGGTAAGAAAGTAAGCGGAGCAAAGGCGAAAGCTTCTATTGGTAATTTAGTATAATCTTTTTTAATAGGCACTTCATACCATGATACACCTTTGTCGTCTGTTATTCTTCTTGCTCCGTATTTATTGGTTACATATTTGCCTAAGTCTTTTTCGTAAAATTTATAAATAGGATTGTTGGTGTCTACTTTGCCTGAGATGTCAAAGGATTCTTTTGAACCCCAGAAGTTTTTAGTTGCGTGGTGTTCTGCGTATGATATTAAGTCTTCACCAGATATAGTAAGTCCCTTAGATTCTACAAATGAATCAAAATGTTCTTTTGGCATAGCCTTAAACTTCCCATCTCCGAGGATGTCGGTGATTATCCAGTTTTCACCATTATTGTTGAAGTACCCACCAATAGTGTCTTTAGTCAAATCAGATGCTTCCATCTTGCTTCCGTTGTGCCATTTGAAATCATAATTTTCTCCCAATCCTTCTATTTTCATAGCTATCTCTCCTGTAGGGAATTGAAGTTTAGTTTTACCGTCTTGCGCGGCTTTCTTTATTTCTTCTCGTACCATGCGGAAGTGGGCTGTGGGGTCGTTGTATTGTTGGAGTTTGGCTACGTCTGTCCTTCTTTTCGCCATTTTATCCGCAAACCCCTTATGTCCGTATTTTAACTCCATACTGTTTTTACTCTCGTTGGGGCCCATTTCGGCCCATAAATTTTTTTCTCTTTCCAAATTCCCCTTCTGATACAAATCACTCTGCACTTCTATAACACGTCTGGTTTTGTTGTCTGCCATGTCTTCTATACGAGTGTGACCGAAGTAGTTTCTAGTATTGTAATTAAAGTGAACATCACCCGCTGAAGTGGTTATAGGACTTTCATATATGTTTTCTTTATAATCAGCTACATTTCCTCTTATCTCTTTTGGGAGAGCTATATTTTCATACTTAGAAGAAAAATCTCCTTCGCTCCGCATATAATTAGAAGAGTAGTGATCTTTAGCTTTCGCATTTATTACATCACTACTTTTCACCTTGAGAGGCACCAGCTCCGCCTGCACTTTCTTTGCAAACTCTGGCACATTCACTACGCCTTTTTCTGTCTCAAGTATATTGCGAATAACATCTTTTTCAACTTGTTTTAAGTCAGGAGAGTTAGTTAAGTCGCTTATGAATTGTTTAGATACCTCACTCCTGCCTTTTAATTTTTCAACTAATTTTGTAGATAAATCTTTAAACCCTTTAAATACCTGTTCTCCGATTTTTTTTCCAGATTTACTACTTACAGCTCCGATAGCACCAATTCCAATAGCCGCCTTTTTAGGATCAAATTTTATTCCGCCTTTTTCTTTGTCTTCTTCAATTCCCGCTACTGCTCCAAATGCTTGCTGTTCACCTTTTTTTTTAAGGGTATTAGTTATAGATTTCTTTTGTAAGTTATCCACTTGCGATGCGGTTGACTTCCTCTGCGGTTTTGGTATACTGTCAATAGGCCTAGATAGCTCAGTGGTAGAGCGTTCGCCTGAAGCGCGAAAAGTCGTGGGTTCGAGTCCCTCTCTAGGCACAAAATAAGCATTATTTAAAAACAATTTTGGTACAGTACCATCCTTAGTTCCTAACTGATGATCTACAATTAGCCTAATTTTTTGTTTACCTACATTAGCTTCAAGTATAGACATGTCGGGATATTTTTCGATTATTTTAGCTTTTTGCATTGCTTCATCAAGATAAGGGAGAACATCAGGATGCCGTTTTTCAATTTTAATCATTCCAAAATTTTCATCCCCCTCAAATTTTTCAATTTTCCCTAAAACTGGTGAATTAAAGTTTTTTGATTTACTTATTATCGGTATTGACTTTTTTCCATTACTTGCGATAATAGGAGATATGGCATTTATAATAGGTTTAGTAGGATTTATGTTATTAGCTTGGGTTTGCAATAGAATGTTCCCAGAATTTCTTGACTGTCTTAATCGTTGAGCGTTTTTTTCAATAGATTGAAACATTTTTGCAATCGCTCTATTTGGATCAGTCATAAACTTATACAAAGAAGCAATACCCTTTTGAGTAAAACCTTGGGCTATTGCAGCCGGGTTCATTGTAAGGATTCCATTAACTACTTGACCTCCAGAAAATATATCAGTGAAATCAATCAATCCTTTGACATTCTTTCTAGCATCGCGTAGTGCAGCTTTTATAACATCTTTTTCAATGGCTTTAAGCGAAGCATATTTATTTTTCAACGCTTGATATTGGGTTCCTGTAAGTCCAGTTATACCTTCATCAAGAGCTTTTCTCATATTATTTGCAAGCATAGCATCTACTGCCGCCTGTGAGGCATTATCATAGCTTGGATTTCTGTAAAACGCTTCTAAAGATTTGTTATAATTCTGCACCACCTCTTGTGCAGTTACAGTGTCAAGTTTACCAGCGGTAAGTAGCCTTTCCTGTGCTTGTTGCGCATATTGGATAGTTTTAGGACTAGTTATAGCAAGAGCCTTGTTATTTATTACTGAATCAAGTTCAGAGGCAATAGGTGCCATATCTACTGTCACTCCTGCTTCTCCTGCTTGTTTAGCAAGAGTGTCATATTCTGAAAATACTCTTTTTTTAGTTTGCTCTACTGAATCAGCGAGTTGTTGTAATGATTTTGGATTTTGTCCTACAACTTCATCTCCCACATCATCAGAAAAATTCAAATTTGCTTTATTTTCATTAATAGTTAATCCTGCATCAATGACTTTACTTCGATAATTTTTTAATTGGCTTGGTGTAGTCTTCCCCGGGAGCAAAGGTTTTACTCCTTTTTCATATTTGCTTAGAATTTTAGATTCGATATAATCCACTGGATTTAAGATAGCTGTTTTCGCACCTTTTAAAAGTTTCCCAACGACAGGCACTGATCCACCCAATATTCCGCCACCAAGACCGCCAAGCGCGCCGCCTAAAGCGGTTTCCTTGGCAATTTCACCAATTCCTTTACCCTCCTCTGCGGCTTTACCCCCTCCATATAGCGCACCACCAGCTACACCCTCTCTAACGCCAGTTTTTAATCCTTGTTTTATCAGTCCTTTTAATCCAGCTTTTGCAATGCCAGTAACGCCCCCAGTAAAAGGTAAATTAGAAGCGATTTGAGCACCCACACCGAAAGACTCGCCCACTCTTTGTCCAAAGGTGCCTTCTTGTCCTACTGGTTTTAATTCACCCCAATATTTACTTTGTACAGGCTTTATAGCTTCTTCATAAGGAGTTCCAGTTGCTATTTCGCCTGTCGCTCTTATATTTTGACTTAGACGAGCAAAAGGACGAGACACGTCTCTAGCAATACCACCTAAAAATGACGGCTCTTTTTCCGCCGATTCTGACGTTTGATATTTGCTTTTATACGCCGAAACAAGCCGATTTATGCTATCGGTATCACCGCTGACTTGCAGTGTTCTTATACCATCTGCTAATTTTTTTCTTGTTTCTATTGTCTCCATAATTAAAGCCCAAATTGACTTAATAATGCGTCATCATCGCCACCACCGGCATTTTGTGATATTCCTCCAGCCAATAGGTCAGACTGCAATTGTCTAAGCGTATTCATAAATTCCTCATCACTCTGATTTCTACCCAAAGAAGATGCGGCACGTTCAAGTGTCCTAGCTTCAAAATCAGAGATTGCTCCAGAGCCTTTCAATTTTTGTCTATTTTCAAGAGAAAGCATGCCCTTAATTTGGTCATATATATTTTTAGCCGTAGCAGCTGAACCGAACCTCCCTCCTAAATATTGGTCGAGTGGTCCTGAAATTCTCCCAGTGGCTCCAGTAGAGACCAATCTATCAATAAGAGTAGAAATATCATTTGCTGTTTCTGACACTTGACCTCCACCTAAACCATCTACGCCTAATTTAAGATTTGATATTCTTTGAGCTTCTGCAAATTGTCTTTCTCTGAAAGATAAGTCCTCTTGTCGTTCTCTTTGTCTTTGCGTTCTCTCCTGTTCCTTTTCATAACTTCCTAAAGTTTTTTCTATAAGTTGATTTACATTTTCAAATCCGGCATTACTTAATCTTATTTGATTTTCTACAGAAAGTTCCCCGGGCTGTACCGCCCCGATAGCTCCTCGTCTTAAGCCAATAATATTTTCAGGATTTAGTTGCTCAATATTTTGTGTATTTATCGTATTAGCCAAATCGAGTCCTGTTCCAGTTATGTCTTGCTGTTGTTTTAAAAGCCCCGCTTGTCCCGCTTGTTGTTGTGTTTGAGCATCTTTGAGAATTTTCATTAAAGCCGCTGTGAAATTTTCCGTTCCGCCTTGTCCGCCTTGAGGAGATAGTCCCCCACCTTGAGGAGAAGGTTGGATGCCACCGCCAGCAGGCGGGATATATTTATTCGCAAGTTTAGTAGAAGATGTAGGAGAAGTTGGTGGCACAGAGAACGAAGAAGACGGTTGATTAGGCAAAAGAGGAGTAGGAGTTGATGGAACTGTATAAGGAGAAGCTTCCGCTGTTGGTTTCCTTGCAAGATCGCCAAGGAATCCAAAGACATTAAATCCACCCGCACTAGGTTTAAGATTTTTTTGTAAAGCCATTTTAAATCGTCCTTTTTGTTTCTGAAGTGTCGCCATATATATTTATATTATACCAAATTAATTAATAACTTCTAATGAAACAAATCTTGCCACGACCTTCCTGTCGCCGCGCGCTGATATGCCTCTGATAAATATTGCTGTTGAAGCGCTCTAGCCGTCTGTGTTTCTTGCATTGGAATAGCGCCAAGTTGAAATGATCCCGGAGTATATCCCCCTACCGATCCTGCTCCTTGGAATCCGCCCGCACCCGCAAGGCTCGCCTGTCTTCTTTGCAAGCTTGGTAATTGATAAGACACATTCCCTGCTCCGATTTTTTCTTCCGCACCGCGACCTAATTCTCTAAATCTGTTAGCATATAAATCGCTCAATCCGCTCAACGCTCTATTTTGACCAGCCTGTTGTCCTAATTCTTGCGTTGCACGTCCGCCAGAGAAAGCTGTGCCAGCTCCAGCCTGCTGTTCACGAAATCCTCCTAAATTTTGTTGAAATTGTGCTTCCTCTCCAGCGACTTCGCTTTCATATTGTCTTGAAAGAATGCCGGCGGTATTCACCACATCTTCTTTAATCGTGTCAATTTGCTGTTTATAAAATGGAGCTACTTCTCTTTTAGCTTGTTCAAGAAATCTATTTATTGTATTTTGATCAATATTTAATGCAGGGTTCAGTTGATTGCCTTCAGCAATTTGATTATTAATCATAGTTTGAAATTGTTGAAGTAACGCATCTTGAGCAGGATCACCTGTACCGCCTCCTCCCAATCCTGTGCCTGTTCCCCCTGTACCGCCTCCACTACCGCTTATTTGTCCCAAAGCTCCTAATGTCTGAGGTCCTACAATAGAGTCTACTTTCAATCCTTTAGATTGTTGAAAAGCTGAGACTGCAGCCATAGTCTTTGGTCCGTATTTACCATCTAAAGGACCCGGGTCAAATCCAGCAGCTTTCAGGGCTTGCTGAATTTGGAGAACACTATTACCACTCGAGCCTTGTTTGAAAATTCCAGTTATTCCTTGGAGCGATGATTGTTGTGGCATAGTTGGTTGTTGATTAAGTGCTAATTCGTCTTGAGAAGGAGCGCGATTAGGCATTTGCTTTGCTAATGTAGCTCGTTCTTTTTCTAAATTTTGTTGTTCATACTGGATATTTTTAAGTAATGCACTATAAGCATTTGGAGCATCTTTTTTAAAATCTTTACCAGCAGAAGCGAATCTTTCTATTTCTGATTGTATCTTATTTTGATACTGTGTAATATTTTGTTGAGCTTTTGTTTCAGCGGTTTTCAATAAATCTTGGATTTGTTTTGTTTTATTGGCTAAATTCTGTTGAAAAGTTAGGCTTAGTTGTCCTTGTTGAGTTTGAGTGTTTTGTTGATTAATAGATTGAGTAAATTGCTCTGAAGATTGAGTAGTAAAATCTTGGAAACCGGCTGCCCCAAATAATTGTCTCACTTTATCTTGAGAAAGTCCTGAAACACCTGCAGCATAAGTAAGACTAGGGGCTAAAAATCCCCCACTTGTCGTTTCAACTCTTGTTGGGATAGAAGATACACTTCCTTTTGCCCACCAAGGTATATTAGCAGAAACACCACCAGCGCTTTGTATGTCCTGTTCTGTTCCAAGTTTCTGACCTTGGTCATTTAAATATATGTCTCCTACTTTGTATACAGCCATGTTATATTTTTTCTACTGTTGATTGATAATTACCATTTGCGTCTTTAAAAACTTTAATTCTTAGATTGTCTTCTCCGACCGTTATGTCCATTTGTAAAATTTCTTTCATATTATATTTGTATTGCAAAAGCGGGTGCAGAACAATAATCTGGTTGAAAATTATTATTGCCACTAGCCCCATATCCAAATTTAATATCTTCGCCATCTGGCAACGTAGTCGTTATAGTTGTTTTTAATACGCCATTTATATAAAATTTGACATTAGAAGCTGCATTAAATTCGATTCTATAACTATTAACATTACCTAATGTAATGCCTGTAATTTGCGTTGTTGTATGTCCTACTCCAGCATTTGCTGTATGTGCGTATAAGTTTCCAGAGGTATCATAAGTAAAACAAGCGGCATCTACTGTTTGGTCATCATAGTCATTCAAAGGTGCAACGCCGCTTACAACCCCAAAACCACCTTGTGGGCCACTACCAGAAACAACAAAATCTAATAAAAATTCGCACACAAAACTTTTACCATCTGCAAAAGATCTTCTACCAATAGAACTTCCAACACCACGAAATACGGCTTCTGTAATTACAGAAGCGACTGAATTAAGAGACGCTTGTCCTGTAACATAAGTATAATAATAAGTTAATGGCATATTAACTTCTACCCAAATAGCAGTTGTGGTATCGGCAGGATCTACCCATGGAATAACAAAATTATGATAAGTTTTTACCGCATTTGTCCCCGCACCCACAACATAGTCCAGAAAGCCAGTTATTGTTCCATCTCCGGCTAATGACCATGTTGCGCCAGCCGACGAAATATCACCAGTAACACCATTTAAAGTTATTTGATCCGCCCCAGAACCAACGGTAATTTTCTCATTGGCATTATCAATAACAATATTTGTTGAGGAAAGTGTTGTTGCTCCTATTGTCCAACCACCAATTGAACCTGAAGTAAAAGTAGCCGCGCCTGTGTTTAAGACTTTAGCCACAGCTCCTGCTAAGGTAGTTGCACCCCACCAAGCATTGCCATTAGTGTCTACATGGAATGAATTGGCTGTGGTGGTGTTAGGAATGTCGATTGAAGAAGCTGATACTGCTCCCTTTATTGCAAGAGTTGTGCCGTTCCAATATAAAGAATTTGAAGCATCTCCTATTAAAAATTTAGCAGTACCGTCCGTATCAAATCCTAAAATAAATCCGGCGTCGTTATCGTCAAAATTAGTTTTAACTGCGGCAATGGCGCCATTTGTTTGTTGTACATTGCTAACTAAAGTCCCTGATCCGATCATATCCGGAGGAATAGTAGATGTACCCGTCGTTATCGCCACACCTCCGCCACCTTCAGTTTCATACCCACTTGCGGTTTGGTAAACAGCCGATCCTTGTCGATAAAGATCTTTTCCATAAAATTCATATATACTTGGCTGTTGATTTGGATCCATATTATGTAAATTGAATTAACTCCGATTCTCCTTCGAGAACAGAAAATCCTCTATAAATTATTGGTTCTCCACTCGACCCTCCGGAGACTCTAAATTTAAATTTATTACCTTTAATCGCAAGATTGCCGAATCCAGTATCGACTTGTTTCATTTGCCCTATTTTCTTTGTCCAATCATTAATTGTATCATTTTCTATTTGATAATTTACATTCGCCCCAGTCATTCCCTGCCCAAGAAACATCATTTTGTTTATTGTTTTTCTTGAAGCGTTAAAACCGTCTAAATTGTCGTAATTATGAGTAACAACATAAGAAATGTCTGTCCCATTATCAGTTTTGCCAACTCCTATTTTTAAAACATTACCTGATTCATCGCCAACAAGCATAAATAAAGTACTTCCATCGTTATATGAAGCCGAAACAAGTTGCTGTGTCGGATATGAATAAACAGCCCATGTTTGCGTAGAAATAGTATATCTCAAAACAACATTCGCATAAGAAATACCTTTAACGGTCACGTCTCCAATTGAAAAACAAATATGATCTCCATCTGTTTCTAAATATCCAGAAACTTTTGTGTAATTTCCGAGAGTTATATTTTCTACAAAATCTCTGACAGGTCGTGAAACTTCTTGTACATCTCCATTATAGCGATATATACCTGTGGGGTGGAAAAAGTAAACTCCGTTTTTAGCCTCCACAATACTCTCTTGTGAATAAGTACCCACATTAAATTTCGGATCAGGATCTGCTTGAGCAATGCTATACACCCTATAAATATGATTATTTTTAAACACTAAAAGTGAATCCTTAGTTCTATGTAAAGCCGTAATGTTCTCACCATCAGAGGGCGAAATGTCTACCCATTGTCCAGTTGTGACGCTCGTGTCCCATGTGATTAAAGGCGTAGTTACAGCCGAAGGAAGTGAAGAATAAAACAGTCTATCAGGATAAGTCGCATCTCCAGCTATCCACATTCTTGCCCGATAATTTTCTATATATTTACCTATTGGAGCACCTGAGGCATTTGTGGTCCCAAAGGCCGAGGCAGAACCATCCCATGTTGCGGTAGTATCTGTTCCATTCACCATAAACACATAATTTAAAAATGTCGAGAATCTAGCTTTTTTCCCATTAGTTACACCTCTTTTAGATGTCCAAATACTACCCGAAAGATAATAAACAGTACCACCATTCACAGCGATTATTCGATTATTTGTTCCAGCACTATCTATATGTTGAAAAAGACCTAAAACATCTCCGCTTAGTTGATTACCCAAGATAGTTGTTCCTTTGCGAAGTGTTGCTTCTCCAATAGTATCAAAATGAAAATTTACCGCTTCAATAACGGCATCCTTTGGATACTCATTTTCACTCACAGCGCTTTCTGTAATCACTCCGTTTTTTAAACTATTTCTTTGTAATGCAAGTGGCATATTATATTATGATGGATAAAATTGTATAGTTTGTCCCGTTACTTCTTGTGTGACCAATGTTTCTCGACCAGCTAGCCAATCTTTATAATCTGAATCTGTATCTCTATCTGCTTTGCCATTTGATTTAGTATATTTTATCTTCCATTTAAGATATGAGACATATAAATCATAAAATGGCTCATCGAGAGTATCGCTATCTGTGTCTACTGCTGTCAAAGTTTTATAATAATCGCACCAGATATTTTCTCCAGCATAGGCATCAGAAAATGGTATATCAAAATAAATTACTGCATTATCGATTGTATAGGCCATGGGTAGTCCAAAGGTGGCGTTCTGCCAGACCTCTCCGCCTGTTGCATGTCCACCTGAAGCAATTAAGGTCACCCCGCTTATCACGTTTGTTGATTCATTATTTGCTGTATAAGCTACAGTATCTATCGCTCCAGTAACAGTTTCTCCTTGAATTACAACATTTCCAGATTCATCAAAATCTCCAGAAGAAGTCAAAGTAATAGAAGTATCTGCTGCTAAAACTGTCCCGTTTAGAGTCGTATGGGCGACATTTAGATAATTTTGCCTAAATCTTCGCTGATCTTGATAATCACATGGCCTATTTTGTTTTCCTATGCGAAGCCCTAAAATGTTTTTATATGTATTTCTATCTCTTAAATCAGTCGGTGCAGTTACGCTCCATTTACCGGGAACAATAGAACCTATATCAGAATTAAAAGAAGTCCTGAAGCTCCAACGAAGAACCCTAGGATCTTGATCTACAATTCTGCGAGCTTCATTTAAAGCATCATTTAGAAATTCGCTTGTTATAAGATCAGTGTATTTCTCACCAAGCTGTTGTAATGCTCGTTTTTTAATTGCATAAACAGTATTATCTGCATATCCAGAGGCAGTAGCATTATCTGAATATCCACTATATAAAGCTGAAGTTGAGTTATAAAATCTAAAACGATATACATCAGTTGAAGCATCTCCGGTTCTTTGAACATAAGTTTCAAGTGAATCTGGTCGGATATTCACCGCAGTCAAAGCTGAAAAGTTAGCACCAGAATCGGTTGATCTTTGTGGTTCTATCTGATTATAAGGAATAAATTGAATCAGATCGCCTCGATTATGGGCAAACGAAGTAGCGGCCACTAAAGCAATAGAAGTAGAAGTCGGTGTTCCGCTTATTTGCACTATTTCAGTTTTTTCAGCCCCCGGCTGACCTATGGCAATATATTGATTAGCAGCAAAATTAACGCCACTAGCGGTAAGCGTCGTAGCACCTGCAGCAGAATCAGCATCAAGATAAGATTTTTCATTTGATTGTATTTCGGGAAATTTAAAGAATAATTCTGCTCCAATTGGTTCGCTAAATTTTGTTCTTAGTTTAGGATTCATCTAATTGTTTTTCACGCTCGGCGATGCTGACGAGTTTCTCTCTTACTTTTACATCTCTTTCTCTTAAAACTACAGTGGATTCTCTTTCAGCTAGAGCGCTTTGTTTTATGCTAATTTCGACCTGCTTTTGCTTCAAGTCTTTTTCTAAAACATCAATATCTGCTTTCTGTATAGCTAGCCTGCCTTTTTCAGCATCAACTTCGTCAATTTTTATTTTTAAATCTGTTTTTATGGAGTTTATTTCATTTCTCTCATGTGAAATTTGGACAGACATAGAATCATTTAATACTTTTTGTGAATCAACTTGTTTTATTTTATCATCAAGTGAATTTTGAAGCTTTTTTGCTTTTTCAATTTCTTCGTCCAGTATCTTTTTAGTCAAAATATTAGATTCCTCCTTCCTAAAGAAGACATCTTGCTTTCCTTTCAATTCTTTTTCAGATACAGCTACTACAGACTCTCTTTCCATTAATCTCTTTTCAGTTTTCAAAGCATTTTCTTTCTCGTCAAAGAGCTGTTGCATCATCTTCTGATGATTTTCAGTATTTTCCTTAATCTTTCTATTGCTTTCTTCAAGTTCAAACCGTTTATCGCTTAAAACATCCCCAACTTCCTTAATTTTAATATTGAAGTCAGCTAAAGACTTTAAACGATCAGTTATTTCCACCTCAAGTCGTGCAACTTGAGCTTCAAATTGAGCAATATTTTTGACAAATTCAGCATGTTTAGTAGCTTTTTGAACCTCTAAATCTTCTATGTCTTTTTTAATAGACTGATAAACAGCTTTCACTCGTCCGACTTCTCCATTTAAGAAATCAAGCTCTTGTTCTGAGTCTTTAATTTTTTTTATAACATCAGACATTTTTATTATTTGTTAGTTACTAATTTCCCACAATTCTATATCTCAAAAATCCGCCGACTTGCACATTTCCGCTAAGGTTTATTTTAAACGCCTCATTGTCTCCACAGGTTATGCAACCATATTCATGCCCGGTGGCATTTTCTAGTGTCATTGCTTGTTTTCCGTCGAGAGGAAATGGTCCACCATAGTTTGTAGAACCAGTTACGAATTGGACGGTGACTGCCGTAGTTGGCAGAAGTGTTAAGAAGTCAATTGCCAAATAATGCCCCTCTCCTGGAGCTGCAATAATTATATTGTCTCCCGAAGTGGAAATATTTATATCTGCTTTATTTAATTTCTCTAAATATGCCATATTTTTATATTAATTAATTAATAATGTAATCCCTCAGTCCCTCAATCTCGGGGGTATAAACCCCCGAAGTGAGAAACCGAATATTTAGTTTTATGTGACTGAGAACGTACAAGCTGCAGACACATCCACAATACCCTTCATATACCAATTAGTTCCATCACAAGTGAATTCATATGTATCACCTATGATAGCTTGAGAGGCTACAAAGTTTACAGTATCCCTTGCCGCACCTGCCACACCTGCTCCACCTGCCCTTTCAACAGTCAAACCATACAACACATTCGAACCTGAGTCAGTTGTAATAATATAAGCCGTTGTAGGAGCTGTTTTAACCACAAACTTAAAATGTAATCCTGCTGCTGGAGCTGGAAGAGTAGAAGTAAATCCACCTATTGCATCCAAGAAGAATGTAGTTCCAGATTCTGCTGCAGTAATTACATTTGTTCCAGTTACTGCTTCTGAAAGCTCACGATAACTAAGAGTTGAACTCAAAGTTGTTGCACCAGTGACCGCAAGAGTAGTACCAATACTTAGACTTTCATCAAAAGTCACCGTGCCGGAGTCTACCTTAATGGCTTCCATGTCATTTGCTACGTCAATATACAGAGCATAAGACCCTGCAACTGCTGCACCACTTGACTCGAGAGCTAAGATGTTAGAAGTAGATGACACTGCTCCAGTTGCCTGAAGATTCACTACATCAGCACCTGCTACTAATGCTCCAGTATGAGTTACGTCAATCGCATTACCTTCGCCAGACACACCCGTACCTGCTGAAGAGATAGCTAGCGCTCGTCCTGCGACGTTAGTAGCCATAGTAATGCTTATCGCTTCGCCCGTTGCTGCAGAAGTTCCAAACGTTACATCAATTACATTACCAGTGAAGACACTATCAACATCAATATTGAATATATGTCCTGAGCTGGTAGAAGTTGAAGTAATTTGAAATACATCTACTGCGCCTGCAGAAGAATCCGTAATTGTAATTGCATCAGCCGTTCTAGTTCCCGCCAATGTGTAATTAGCGAGTTTAGCCGCTACAGCGTTCGTCATATTTATTTCAAACACTGTACCTGTTGAAGCTTGGTCAGATGCAAAGTCGAAGATATTTCCAGTGTGAACACCTCCTGAAATATCGATATCAATCAAAGGCGAAGCTGCTGCTCCAGTCAAAGTTGAAATATCAATATTAAAGAGTGTACCACCCGCACCTGAAGCAAAGGTATGGTCAAGAGTAAAGAGGAATAATTCCCCTGTTCTTGCGCCAGCTGTATCTACAGTCATCACTTTTCCAGCAATGTTTGATGCACCGGTACTTAAGTGGACAAGTCCACCTGTAGTACAAGCGCCTGTTGCTGAAACTGTAAGCATGTGTCCAGTAAAGACGTTAGTCGTTTGAGAAATCAAAACGATACCGTCTATTGAACCTGCTTCTGTAGTTACAACGTCAATCAAACTATCAGTGCGTGTACCAGCTCCAGTTATTACTAAAGCTCCACCCGCGACATTATCTGCCATTGCAACTTCAATTGCATCTCCTGTATCAGCCGCAGAATAAGTGATGTTTAATACATCTCCAGAACCTACGCCTGAAACATCAATGTCAATCAAGTGTCCAGAACCTGTGTTTGAATCAGTAACAAGAAGAAGTCCTTTGTTACCATCACCATCAGCCGTGACAGTGATAGCATCTACAGTCCTAGTTCCTGCACCAAAGTCAAGATTTAAGAACTTTGCCGCGACACCAGCGTTCATATCAACGGATATAACATCACCGGTTGAAGCTGCACCTAGAGCAATGTCAATTATATCCCCCGTGTAAACATCTGAAACATCAATATCTATAAATGATGAAGCCAAAGCTCCAGTCATTGAGATATCTGCATTAAGGAAGGTACCTCCAGCAGTTGCTCCAAAAGTTCCATCAAAGGTTACAAGAATAGTTTCCACTGTTCTTGCACCTGCATGATCGATAGTAATTGCTTTATAAGCAACACCAGCGTCCAAGTCTAGATGAATCAATGAACCAGTGGTTGCAGCTGCGGAAGAAGTAAGAGTCAACACACTTCCAGTGAAAACACCAGATGCGTCTACTCTTATAATTCCATCCACACTTCCCGTTTCAGAAGTTGTAATCTCTACAATACTATCAGTCCTTATACCTGCACCGGTAATATTCAATGCTGCTCCGGCGACATTGTTTGCCATAACTACATTGATTGCATTACCTGTGTTAATTCCTGAATAAGTAATATCTAAGAAATTTCCAGAAGAAGTACCTGAAAGATTTGCGTCAATATATACTGCTGAACCTGCACAGTCTGAGATAATCTCAATATAAGGCTGTGTTCGTGTTTCAGTAGTTGTATCTTGAATCCTCAAAGCTGTTGCAGCCACCGCTCCATCCATATCCAAAAGAATTATATTTCCTGTTGCGGCTGCGCTTGTAACAATACTAAGAATATCCCCGGAGTAAACACCAGAAACATCAATATTGATCAAATCCACATTACCTGTTGAAGAATCTGCTATTGCGATAGCATTATCTGTTCTGACGCCCGCTCCACGAGTGATGAGAATACCACCAGTTGAGAGACCATCATTGGCATCAAATGTCAAAGAAATTGCATTACCTGCAGGTGAGCCATTGTAAGAGTTTGTATAAGCAAACGCTGTACCTGCTCCTGAACCAGCAGCATTGATCTCAATGTTATTATGAGTTGCTGTTGAAGTGTCCGTAAAGAGAAGATCTGAACCAGTCCTTGCATCAGTTGTTGAAGTGAACAGAATACCTGTTGCCGCTACACCAGTTCCATAACTGATGTCTATTACTTTGCCTGTAAAAGCAGCAGTAATATCTACATCAAACAAACTTCCTGAACCTGCGCCTGACTTATTAAAGTCTATAATATTGGCTGCTCCTGCGGTTGAATCATTAAAGACCAATGCTCCATCATCTACAGTAATAGTATGACCATCACCATAAGAAGCATCCATAGAGCCACCGGCGCCACCTGCACCTAAAGTTGTAATACTTGTTCCATCCCAAAAGATTAATTCATCAGAAGAATTGACATAAAGTCCTCTTCCGGTTGAATCATTAGTTAGAGGATTAGCTGTACTTGTTTTATCAAAACGAAGTACAGAACCTCTGTCTGAATCTTGACCTTTTAGGTTTATATTCTTCGGTGAAGAATATGTAATACCTGCGATTGTTGCCATATATTTTTAAAAGATTTGTTCGTGTATAGAATATTGACTAGCTTCTAATATCAGTTTTGTCTAATACTGGAAGCTAATCTCACCCACTTCGACAAACCTCAATTAATTAATAATTATTATTCACTTACTGAATTACCTTTCGAGAAGACCCATGATCGAGCTACATCATTATGACCAAGGTCGAAAAGAGTAGTAGCTGAAGTTTGAATTTCTTTCGTCTTGTAAACAACGTTTACAGGATCGACATGAGGAGCTTCCGATTCTACGAACTGAAAGCCTTCCTTGTCCTTCAATGCTCTTGAAGAATCAAACATTGCCCAATATGCGGCATTTGTAAGATATTTCAAAGGAACGATTTTGAAAGCCATTGCACCTGCACCATCATTGTCATTTGATTCCGGGATTTTACCCTTTTGGATAGCTCCTAGAATTTCCATTGCTTTGTAGTGCACCGCTGAACCAAGCTTGACAACCAATGTGTCAAGATTAGCTGGATTAGGATTGCCTCGCGCGTCTACGAACAAACTACAAGTTCGATATGCGGCTTTAAGACCAGCATAATCAAAGGGCAAGTTGTAAGTAGTACCATCATAAACAACATTGTTCATGTTGGCACCGCCATCTTCACGAGTGTGCGCTGCTGAAGCAGCTTCAACCCCGTCTCCGCCAGTAATAGTAATGGTTCTAGAACCGCCTTGACCGCTATGAGTATAAGTTGTATCCCATGCGTTATCAATGCGTTCTGCACAAAGTTTTTCTTTCTTACGAGCAATAGAAGCTTTAAGCTCTGATGCTACATTATCAAGATCACGCTTTTTAATACCGAATTTCCACATCTGATATGTGAAACTTACGACCGAACCAACCATTGCTTGTGTGTAGGTTTTATCGTATCCCTGCACTGGAACATCAGAAATGATAATGCCGTTTTCGTCTACGAAATCAGCTTCACCAAGTCCTGATAGAGAAGAATCCTTCTCGTAATAATCACTTGTTTTACGGACATTGAAATATTTAGGGTACATCAATTCCGGCTCAGAGGACTTCTCAAAGACTTTCTGAATAGAAACATCTACGAGATCGGCCGCTTGAGCTATGTTTAATGGGGCTGTTGCCATAAATTTATTTTATACTGTTAACTTATTTATTTGTTAAGCAGTTACATTAGCGACTTTTAAGAATTTGCCGACCAATACTTTAGCTGTGAGAGCACCTTGATAACCAGTCTGCATAAAGACCGCCTCTTTGGTTGTGTTATCAGTGCCTGTGTTATTGACGGTATTTGCGTCAGTTAACAACATTCTCTGAAATTTATTATTTACTACTGCATCATTTGCTGATTGGAGTAACCATTCCTGTTTAGGAGTAATAACTGCAATCATAAGTTCCGTAGCTGATGAAGCTACAGTTTGAACTGCTACACCATAAAGATTAGTTGTAGTGGTAGACGAAGTAGCCGGTACGACATCAATCGCATCAGACACTCTATCCAACATCACAATATCTCCAATAGTGTAGGCTTGAGAGGCAACGCGTACTTTTTCAAATACTGTTGACTCTGGGTCTTTTAGTAAAAAAGCTCCTGCTGCCATATATATTTATATCAGCTGAGAAGTTCATTTATTTCATCTTCTGTAAAACCTTTAAGCATATCAGTTCTTAAATTAGCTGAATTTGCCGATGGTTTTGATGAGCTAGATTTGTTCCCCGCTGTTCCGCCCGAATGAGAAGCGACTTTTATTTTCTCTTGTTGGGCATTAATTTTTTTAATATTGAGAGGAGCAGATTTTGTACCAAAAATAGAATCATGGCACCTGTTTAAAAGTTTTTGAAAGTCTTTAGCCGATGTCGGTTCTTTATATAGACCAAACTCTTCTTTGAGTTGGTTATAAAAAGCACCTTCACCATCATTCTCTACCAAGTATTCTGGATGTTTTTCCAGAAAGGAGTTCCAAATCTCATCTCGACTGTTACCGTTGATCGTTGCGTTAAGTTCGTCTTTTTTGACAAATCCAAGCTCGTCAGCAGCCGCAGCAAGAATCATCTTTAATTCTTTTACTTGTTCAGAATCATAATTTTCAAGAACTTTGTTTTGAACAGGCTGTTGTTTGGGCGCCGGAGTAAAAAGCTCATCCTTTCGATATTTGGCAAGTTCTCGTTTAACACGAGTTACCTCCATTCGTAAAGCTCTCGCCTGCGGGTTTTCGCCTAAGACATCCTTGATCTCTTCAGTCTTCTGCTCCTCAGGCTGATTTTCCACAACTTCGTTTTCTGCCTCCGCATCAATTTCAGTCTCAGCCTTTGTTTCTATCTGGGAAGATTCAGATTGAGTTTCATTCTCTTCATTGATAAGTTCAGCATCCCCCGAAGGAGTTACCTCACTTTTCTCAATAAATTCTTTTACTTCCTTATTGTCTGTCTCCATAATTTTTTACTTCCTTATTTTACTTGGCGAAGACCCAAGAATTAAAAACAGCTCACCGACTGCGGTAAGCTGTTAAACTCTCTAAAGATAAAGCTGTGGGCAAAATCTCTAAGAGAGCTTCACAGCTCACCTCAGTCCACAGCTTCACTTATAATATTGTCAAACTATTCCTCTATTACACTAATAATCGAGTTCATTTGCACGGTTGTTATATCTTCCGGCACATCAGCTAATTTTATCTTATACAAATCAACTTTTACTTCTGTTTTAAGCATTTCCACATAATCCTTAATTTGTTTCTCTCTTTCATCAATCGCATCCTGATGTTCCTTTTTTAATTTATTGAAAGCCTTTTCCCATTCCTTCTGATCTTCCACAATATATTCATCACCTTCAATTACCTCTTTCCCCTTCTCATCCTTCCTAGCATGTTGTTTGACTAAATCTACTCTAGCTTTTTCAAATTCTTTAAATTTGCCCGTTGCTTCAGCAGATTTCTCAAGAGCTTCAATTTCTGGCTTTAAAATTGCCAAATTTTTTGAAACGCCATAAGCAAACTTAACACCTTTTAATGCCCCCAACTGATTTAAACTTTTATATAAACTTATTATTTGACTTTTTATCATTATTTTACTTTTTTATTTTACTTCCCAAAGAAAGGAAGAAATGATTAATAATAACTACCGCACCATATACCCATTTGATGACCCTCGTTTCATCGCTTTTTTAGCAACTCCACTTACCATCGCCTTACTCATTTCCGAATCATCCATTGGTCCCATTTTTCTAATCGCCTTCACAGCCATCATGCCTTTCTTCATCCCCGGCATTTTACTCATTACCTTAACAACCCCTTTTCCAATTTTTTCTTTCATTTTTTCCATCATCATATATTTATTTCATATACCCGTCTGAAGTGCCACGCTTTTTATGCTTCCCTGCCATAGAATATGCAACAGCGACAGCCTGTTTTTGGCTGACTTTTTTTCCTTTTATTCCTTCGTGCATTATTTTCTTTACTTTTTTTGCTACTTGTTTATTTTTATGTGGCATATACTATTTTTTATTTAAATTTTGCTTAACAAGCAAACACCATTTTTTTACTCCCTCGAATCCGGACACTCCAACTTCTCGAGTTCTTCGATCGGACTTATATCTTTCTAAATAATCTTTCGGCGCATTCGAGAAATCATTTTTAATAACTACTGTGAATCGCAATCCCCCTGACTTTGGATAACTAACTTCACAATGATCAAGCTTCTCGCCCAATACTTCTCTTGCATGAGCCTCCCATGCCGGATTGATTGGTGCTTGATATGCCTTAGCCTCCTCGACCTCCTTAGCCGCAGCAACTTCTTTAGAAAAATCCTTAATTACTTGTGGTTGATTCTTTTCTTTCATCATCTCAACCATTTGCAACACCGATCCTTCTAAACTCGACATTCTTGAGCCGAACTCTTCCTTTGAAACGAACTTATCCTCATTTTTCTTTGGTGCCATTTTTTTACTCCCTTATTTTACCTCTTGGAGATCAGAGGAAATGACTAATAATATTTCTATTATACCATATTTTTATTTGCAACACTAATCGGGGATAAATGACTCGGATGAATTTCTTTGCCCTCCTTAATAAATTCTTGCTTAAATGATTCCTCAAGTATCAAAGGAATGTTTACTTCGCAATGCACATTCATTATCTCGCCAGCTTTCATATCTTTTGTCAATTTCACCATGTGTTTTCTAGCGTGTGGTCGTACTTCTTCCTTTTTAACTGTCATCATTTCCGCCTGTTGCTCCGCGTTGCTCACAGTAAATAAAAGCTGAAAAAGCTCCGCTCTCGGTATAATGGCCTCGCTTTTACCAATAGTAAATTTAATACAATCCTTATGATCCTTATCCCAATTAACATCAGCGATTACCCTTCGGCGACCTCCTAAGTTTGATAAAATTGCCTGTGCTTTGTTTTGTAACATATTATTCCCAAATAATAGTAAAACTTCCAACAAAAGATGTACTTTTATAAGTAAGACCAATCTGGAAATTAAGACCATAATCTAATCTATCCGCTAAATAAAGTTGCGTTACTTCTTTATTTAAACCGGTTGTTCTTCCTCCTCCTATTCCTGACATATTAATTTAAAACCTCACGGTCTAATGTATCAAAAAACTCTAATAAAAACTGTGTTTTTGCTTCTCGTTGAGCTGTTCGCCATAAAGTTTCAAATTCTGTGTCCGCTTTTATATCACTCGCTCTCCATTTATCGATCATTAATCCTGTAAAAATCGTCAAAGCCTCCCAACCATGGCGTTGCATAATATCCTTTAACGCGTCTTTTTGTGTTTTATTTAACATTATCGTTTAAACATTGACTTTAAAAGTCCTCCCAAACCGCCCCGTGGTGTTGGTCCTGCTACTTGTCCTTTTGGTACCACGGTTGGTGCTTGCCCACCTCCTCTGGGCGTAAATAAAGGTTGTTCCTCACCTCCACCCTGTTGTCCTTTTGGTGTGAATAACGGTTCTTCCTCACCTTGTGGTTGTTCTTCGCCTCCTTCAACTCCCGGCTGTTCTGGCGTCATTATTGGTTGCTGTGGTTGCATCCATGAATCAGGTAGCCAGTCTTTAGGGTCTTCCTCATTTGCTTCACAAAGTTGTATTGCGGGATTCTTTGCTATTTCAGGCGGCATTGAAAGCAAGGGCACAAGTAAATTAAACAACTCATTCTTAGTCTGCTTTATAATTATTTCAGAACTTCCAAGTAAAGATTTTGGTATTACTTTAAATATTCCTCGCCATTTTATTTGTGAAGGCAGTATGTCTTTACCTACTTGGAAAAATTGCGACTCCTTAGATTCAAAAAGTTGCCCGTCTCGTCCTTCCAAGTGGAGCGAAAGTTGTGGTAAATAAGTCGCTTGAATTTCTCCGGGTTCTCCTGTCACAGGATTTGTCTCACGTGAAACTTCGTTTGCCTCGATTTCATTTTCTTCATTATAAGCCTGCATTTTCTCATCATTAGAAAATGTCTTAACTTCTGGCGTACTATAAACTTGACTCATCCATGAAACAGTCAAATAAGCGTCTTGCTCTATGGCATTTACAATATTTTCAAGTGGCACTTTCAAACGCTTAAGTGAAGATTCCCTAGACATTTGTGCTTCACCAAGCGTCTTAGAACTTAGCTCTCCCTGAAGCTGTGGCGTAATACCAGAGGCGTCATCCATTGAAGCATTGAGTTGTTTCCTTCCTTCCCATGCTTCTCTGCCCGGTCCGGGTATTTCCATCCATTTCACTTCGCCATTAGTTACTTTTCTTGCTTGTCCGGGGACTATTTTAATCTTTCCGTCACCAAGTGCCGCATCTGTTCCAGTGTAAAATCCAAATTTCATAATAGACAAAACAAGCTGGTCCATCGTCATGTTATTCATCTTGTCATACAGCTCTTTATCTTGTCTAATTATTGTCCACAAACTAATACCATAGGGGGAATTAGAATTTCGAAGTATCCAAGGCGCATGCCATAACGAAAGCATTCCGTCATCATTAGGCAATGGCGATTTGTGTAAAACAATTTTATCCTTTGGAATATAGATTATAAAAATATCCTTTAATCTGTTTTCATAAAATCCCACTGTAACAATATCCTTTCGTATCTTCTGTTCTTCTGGCGATTCTTTAGCTGTTTTATCCTCACTCCTTAAAAATTTAGAATCTTTTTTAACATATTGCCAATTAGAATATCTTCCGAATTCCACTTGCCCTGCATCATAACTAAAATCCATTTCATAATAGCAATCATTCATTGAATAAATATCATAGGGCTTAGTTTGTTCATCAATCCATGTTCTCCACGGGTCAAGATTTTGTCTAGCGACATCGTTAAACCAAATTATTTCTTTTTCTTCATATTTATTATTATCAGAATTCTCTGTGTCTATTTCGTCTAAAATACTTTTTTTGTATTTAATTATTTTAGGAAAACTTCTCCCGACAGCCCAGCCATATTTTAAATCATTAAAAGCAAATAGTTTAAGTATTTCTTTACTGTCATTTATCTGCCAATTTCTTTTCCATAAACTATAAATCAAATTAGTCGAACTTTCATTCTTTTTAGTCAAAGCCGTAAGCATTGCTTCAGGATTGTTATCCACAATGACACCTACAGCCGTTTGAATCTTAGCCAATAGAATTGGCGCTGAGTTCCTTGATCGCCAGTCTTCGTCATTGTCTCCGACAGGTACTACTCTAGACCGCAATCCTGTGTCTTGATCTTGCTCAAATCTCTTTCGTTTAACACCCATGTCTAACTCATGTGGCAAATATTCTTCATCCGCCTCTTTCCACTCTTTTTCAACTCCCAAATTTTTACGAAAGTCCTGCATCTCCATAATACGACCATCGACAAAATTCCTTAAAACCTGTTCCTCTTTATCGGGATCATAGGTTTTTTCCACTAATGGTTTTTCAAGTTCTTTGATTTGCATTTAATAGTCCCACAGCTTTTAAACTATAAAATAATAAATAATTATATCACGTTTTCTCTTGAATAGCGATAACTGTATTGACTATCTCTTTCCTTTAATTCTTGCAATCTTCGTTCGACTATCGAAAGCGGTCTAGGAGATCTCTGTTCTCTCAATGTTTGCAACACATATCTTATTTCATCAAGTGCGTCATTATGTTCCGCCCCTTGATACTTTGTCTCAATGTCCTCTGGTTTTCGTTCGTCAAATATCGCTAAAGGTATTGTTCGTATAAGATTAATACAATTACTAAATATCCTTATTTTAGGTTTATTGTCCTTATCATGTCGTAAATACTGATGCACAACATTCCATCCTGTCACACGATCTTTAGACGCCGGCACAAGTCCATTCACCCCATTTCTCTCATATATTTCAGCCATTGTTTCAGGAAGTCCTAACTTACTAAATGCAGATGAGTCTATCACCGTATAATGGATATTAAACCCTTCAGACATTAAAGCGATTTCCCTAGCATGCTGGTCAGCGTCTAATCCGCTTTTGTAATGTTCCCGGACCACCCAAACAATTCCATCAGTGTCTATCGCGTAAATATGGCTAGAGGTTGTACCGGCACGGCCAGAGGGGTCAACTCCGCGTATTTTAACCCACGACTCAGGCACGGCAAATGGTTCAACGACATGCACATCTTTATTCCATTCTCCAAAATACTGTCCCGCAAAACTATCCCAATTACCATCTCGCCATGCCTTACGCAATGCGTCAGGTAATCCGTCAAGAAACTTTATATAACCCGGGTCAGCTTTGTTTAAAATAGGATTATCACTCACTGTTGCCGGTATAAATACTCTACTTCTCCCTGTATCTAAATCTTTATATACTTTCATCGGCTCACACACATCAACAAAACGTTTCTTAACCCATTCATGTCCAGCCCCTCCGGGATTAGTTGTGCAAAACACTCTGGCTTTTAATTCAGGTATTGCAGAACGACAAGAAGAAATCAATTTTAAATATCTCTCCTCTGTAGCTATCTGTGTCAATTCCTCTATTAAAATCCTACAATATTCCTGCCCTTGATACTTCTCGTAAGCGTTATCATCATTCAAGTGTCCAGTTCGTATTACAGCTCCCCAAGGAAATCGTATCTCTGGACTTTGCCCAGTCACAGTGGCTCCCATAGGCACATACAAAGCTCTAGCTTTGTCGATCCAGTCTTTCAAGTCATCTGCATTTTTACGAATTACCAAAGCGCGATACTTAGGATGTTCAATATCAATAGCAAGCCAAGCAATACCAGCCGCAGTCTTACCTCCACCTCTTGCTCCACCATAAAGTTCCTCAAAGACCCTATATCTTAAAGCCTCGGTTTGCTTTCCTTCTTGCGGGCGCCATTCCATTATTCTTTATACGGTTCAGGAATAAAAATAATAGTTGGAGTGATGGGATTTCCATCAGGATCACTTATTTTCTGTAATGCTTGCCCGTGGGTTCTATCGAGATCATCTTTATAAAATCTAAAATCTCCTTTTAACGCTTCAGAAATTCCCTTACTATGTAACATTATTTCTATTTCTTCAGCAGTCTTTCCGTTTAATTTTCCAACAGCAATAATAGCTTCTCGTCTAAGTGTGGCATAATTCTTTTGCCCTTTAGGTCTACCATTAGGATTAAGTCTCTCCCCTTTTTTTATAAAAATCAAATTGCTGTGTCCTTTGTTTTTGTCTTTGTTTTTAGGCTTTTTCATAAATATTATTATACCACTAATTCAGCTTTCAATCCAGTAACCTTATCCATTTTCCCATTCCATGGTCTCTCCATTCTTTTCTATTTTTGTTATCCCTGTATATTTACACCATCTTTCTATAATAACTGAAACATACTTGGGATCGAGCTCCATTCCGTAGCATATTCTGTTTGTCTTTTCACAGGCTATAAGAGTAGAACCAGAGCCTAAGAATGGGTCAATTACACTTGATTGTGCCATTGCCTTAATATATTCTTCTGGCAGTATCACAGGATATACTGCGGGATGATTAGTCTTATTAGTATTTTCTACTCCCACAGTTAGAACAGTTCCTATTGCTTTATATGGATGTGTTTTATGTTCTCTATAAACCATAGAACCATCTTTTTGTCTTTGACCTGATGTATGTTGTCTACCTGCTGTTTTACTTTCAACAGTCTTTTTTAATTCACCTTTTTCATAACCAAATACAAATATAAACTCATGTTGAATCGGAAACATTGCGGTTGCTTGACCAACACTGCGTGCTTCTTCCCTATTCCATATATTCCAAGATAACAATTTATAACCAACTGATTCAGCAAAATCTATATAATCATCCCAGTATCTATAAATAGCACCTTCTTTTCTTTGTATCCCTAAATTAATTACTTGATAAGTACAAAATGGTTCAAACACCTGTATAAACTTAATTATATTACCAACCGATAAATCTTTTCCACCCTCATACTCACGCATATCTGAATATGGTGGTGAAGTAAACACCATATCCGCCTTCTTACCATCCATCAACCTCTCCACATCCTCAATCTTTGTGCTGTCTCCACATAAAACTCTATGATTTCCTAATTTATATAAATCCCCTAATTTAGCTTTTGGTTCTACATTTTCAGGTATTATATCGTCTTTTTCGTCCGGTTCTATGATTAGGTCTTTATCAAACCCAGTCAAATCAAACATCTCATCACTTAATCCCTTAAGTTCTTCTATGACCAATCCCATGTCCCATTCAGATTCATTTAATTTGTTGTCAGCGAGTCTATAAGCCTTAGCCTGCTCTTTGGTCAAGTTTACCTGTAAGATAGGCACATCGCTCAATTTTAAGCGTTTGGCGGCTTCATAGCGACCATGTCCAACTATTATCTCATTGTTTTGGTCTATTACTATGGGTTGTCCCCACCCAAATTCTTTTATACTGTCTGCTATCTGTTCTACTTGTTTTTGCGGATGTTTTTTAGCATTTTTAGGGTATGGCTTGATATTTTCTATTTTAAAATCAATAATTTGCATAATTTCTTTTTTTATTAACTATTTCTGATATAACCGCTGGTGTTACACCATACTCTTTTGACAACATCCTACCTTTCCCATATTCATATTTATCCCTTATTTCAATTACCTTATCTCTTGTTAATTTGTGCATTCTTTTATTTCTATTCTGCTCTTCCTTTGTCGCCCATCGGCAGTTTTCTTTGCAATAATTTCCATTATTATCAATTCTTTCAATACTTAAGTCATCTTTATACTCTGCCAACATATCATCTCTAAAGTTTTCAAATTTATGCCATTCGTCAGATACTTTTATTCCTCTGCCTCCGTAATCCTTAAATAATTTATAATTCTTATTATAACACCTAGTAAAAATTCCTTTCCATATCTTATAAAATCTTGTTTTAGACATTCTATGGGTTTTCATACCCATATTGTATCATAAAAGGTTTTACAAACCAAACTCTTTAATAGAATTGGCCACCTGTTCAATTTGTTTAGCAGGATGTTTTTTAGCATTTTTACTATAAGGTTTAATAAGACCAATTTTCATTTCTTATAATCCATTACAAATTTCACGACCTTATACTTATTCATCAAATTTTCAATTTCTTTTTTAAAAGTTAAATTTAATTCTGAAATATCAATCTTATTTGGATCAGCACTATAAAACGAAACTTTATAATCTAATGTAGGAATTTCTTTTGGTATTTCCTTAACGATAGCCGGTACAGGTCTGTTCTTCATCTCCTCCAACTGTTTAGTCAAATTATCAATCTGATTCGTCATCTTCATTAGAAACTCTTTATCAACTTTTATTTGTTCCTTTTTATTCATTTATTTTTTCTACCATTAACCATTTTTATAATATGTTTATACTGGTCATCTGAGGACATCTTATACCATTTAACACGAGCTATATTAGCCATTATATCACTTCTCTCTTTTTTTGTCTTCCCAATACGCTTCTTAGCGGCTTCTGATCTATTCATGCACATAAGTATATCATTATCGCAAACAAAACACAAATATTACACCACAAACAATCTGTACTGATACCGGAGATACCTATTTTTTTTACTTACATCAGTTTTTGTACTAAACTATTGACATATCATATAATGATATATATTATATATATATTATAAAAATTGACGTAGTAAAAATATATAAGTATCTTGCATATCTTTTCTTAAAGGTATATAATAAAACCTATATGAGACAAGGAAAAGCCAAAAAAAAGTTTATTATTAATTTTATGAAGAAAAACAAAGAAAAGATAATAGCTAGAAATCAGTCTCTATTCCATAAATTTAAAGGGCTTAAATGGAATAATATCAGTGAAAACATTAACCAATTAAAAGCACAAAAACTTAGAACAATAATAAGAGGCAGATTGTATTATATACTTAAAAATAATCCAAAAAACTCAGTCATTCTAAAAGATATTGGCTGTTCTGTTTCAGAATTAAAAATATACCTAGAAAAACAGTTTACAAAAGGCATGAATTGGGATAATTGGGCTTTTAAAGGATGGCATATAGACCACGATAAGCCTCTTTCCTTATTTGATCTCTCAAATGAAGAAGAATTTAGAAAAGCGTCTCATTACACAAACCTAAAACCTATGTGGTGGAGAGATAATATTAGTAAAGGAAAAAAATATCAACAGACTTAACGAGTTATCCCCACTTTTTCAACAGTTCTCAACTTGCGTAAAATTATGTAAGAATTATAATAATGACATGGACAAATTCGTGAATAACAATTTAATTTGTAGGCAACATCCGCAAGATGGTCTAGGTTCTCACGAGCCTGTCCAACCGTCTTGCGGATTTTGCTTGTAAAATATTATGAACAATTTAGATTTTGCATTAAAATATTTAGCAAAAGGATGGTCAATAATTCCTATAAAAAATGGAAGTAAATTACCATTGGTAAAATCATGGTTAGAGTATCAAAACAGATTACCTACCCAAAAAGAAGTTGTTAAGTGGTGGACAGATAATCCTTCAGCTAATATTGCCTTAATATGTGGTAAGATCTCCGGCATCATACTTATAGATATTGATCCAAAATCTGGAGGAACAACAAATGGATTGATATTGCCACCAACACTATGTTCCAACACTGGAGGTGGAGGTCAGCATATATTTTATAAATGGAGAAAAGGATTAGTTGGTGCTAAAGTAGGAATAAAGCCCGGTGTGGATATTCGCAGTGATTTATCTTATGCCGTACTTCCGCCATCTTTACATGCTTCAAAAAAATTATACGAATGGATAAACGAAGAATCTGAAATAATAGATGCTCCAGAATGGTTAGAAGAGAAAAATCAGGAGAATGAAAAAACAGATTGGGAAAAGTTTTTCTCTGAATCCAAAGTAAAAGGATTGAGGAATATGTCCGCAACACAGCTTGCCGGCAAAATTTTATACGAAACATCTCCTGAAATGTGGGACACTTTGGGGATTTCATATTTTAAATTATGGAATAAAGATTTTAATGTGCCGTCTTTGTCAGAAAAAGAGCTTTTAACCACATGGAATAGTATTAAAAAAACTCATATTAAGAATATCAATCCTCCTGAAGAAGCATCTACAGACTCAGTCACTAATGAAGAAAAAAATATAACAAAAGAATTTGCAAAGAATAAAACTAAAGGAACTTTTTATCTAGCAAAATATTTAACGCAAAAATTCAACATAATAACAGTTGGAGAAAAAGAAAGAGAGATGTTTGTTTATAAAGACGGTATCTATTTTCGAGCAGAAAATGAAATAATTTATCCTGAAATACAACGTATTTTAGCGCATAATGTTACTAAATCAGCAAAAATGGAAACATTTCACAAGATAGCAGACATGACTTCTTATCCTAGAGATGTGTTTCAATCCGCTTCTCCTATATTAATTCCTCTTAAAAATGGAATATTTAATATAGAAACAAAAGAATTATTACCACACTCTCCAGCATATCGATTCAAATATAGTTTCCCTGTGATATATAATCCATCCAGCGATTGCCCAAAAACAAAAGCTTTTTTTGATCAAATATTATCAGAAAATCAAAGGTCAACGATAGAAGAGTGGCTTGGATATTATTTTTACCGCATATATATGTTTAAAAAAGCAATAATATTCGTTGGTGAAGGTAACACAGGAAAAACAACGCTTCTTGAAACGATAATTCATTTACTTGGAAAAGAGAATATATCGAGCGTCTCACTTCAAAAAATGGCATCGGATAAATTTGCAGCAGCTTATCTGTACGAAAAACACGGGAATCTAGTTGATGAACTTTCCGCAAAAGACATCTCTGACACTGGAAATTTTAAAATAGCCACTGGAGGAGGGTCAATATCAGGAGAGTATAAATTTGGTAATCAATTTTCATTTTGTAATTTTTCAAAGTTAACATTTGCCTGTAATAAAATTCCAGATGTTAAAGATTTTGATGATGAAGCATATTTTGCCCGTTGGATGGTAATTCGTTTCGAAAAGGTGATTGAACAACAAATACCAAATTTTATAAAAACATTAATCACAGAGGAAGAGCGGTCCGGTTTGTTCAATTTAGCAATGAAAGGACTTGAAAGACTATTAAAACAAAATTCATTTACTTATAGTAAAAATGCGATCGACACAAAACTAGAAATGATGAGAGGAGGTTCATCAATTGCTACCTTTGTTGCAGAAAAAGTAACACAAGAGATTGGCAATGAAATTAGTAAAGAAGATATGTATGAAACATATACAAAACATTGTGCTAGAAACAACCTAGCCGCAGAAACAATAAAAATGTTTGGGACAAAGTTTCTTTTTTATACTCCATACGCTTCTGAAGGTCTTATCTATGACACAATGAGTGGAAAAGATAAAAGAGTAAGAGGCTGGAGAAACGTATCAATTATAAAAGATAATGAAGAAAAAAAGGTCGTCAGTGAAAATGAGTTTGATAAAATGTAATGAAAAAGAAAAATTTAAATATAAAAAAGGTAGTTTGTAAAAACTGCGGAGAGACGGAAGAACGAAAAGTTCTTGGTGAATTTTTCGGTACATATTCAGGGACGTGTTTTTCTTGTAAAACAGAAAGATCGCGAGTTGTGGCAAGAAAAAGTATTAAAAATAAGTTATCCCCACATTGGGCTTGACTTGCGATAAACGATAGTATAAACTTAAGAAGTCGAATAATTATTAAAAAAATAAAAAAAGATAATGACAAACGAAATAATAATTAAAAAGCAAATATCACCCATCGTAGCCCAAGCCGAGGCCTTAACCATCACAGATCGCACTACAATGACCGTGGGCGTTGAGATACTCTCAAAAGCCAACAAAGCCCTCGACAGTATTACTACAGAGCGTGAGCGCGTTACTAGGCCCTTAAACGAGGCTTTAAAAGCCGAACGATCTCGTTGGAAGCCGTTAGAGACTGTCCTTACGGGTGTTATAGACTCCATCCGATCTAAGATGTCTGCATATCAAACAGCCGAGGTAGTAAAGCAGAAAGAAGCCGAAGCCAAGATCGCCGCTCGACTTGAAAAAGGCACGTTAAAGGTCGAGACAGCGATGAAGAAGATGGAAGCAATAAAAATACCGGAAAAAGAGACGTCCACCAATGAGGGACTTGTGCAATTCCGTGAGTCGAAAGTGTTAAAGATCACTGAAAGTAATCAAATTCCAGATCAATACTGGAAAATAGACGAAGCACTACTACTCAAAGACTTAAAAGAAGGCAAAGTAATCCCCGGGGCCGAGGTCGATATTATTCAGATACCAGTAAATTATAGATAATATGAAAAATAATATTACTTCATTTATAATTTTAATCTTGATAGTGGGAGGAGTTTTCTTTTCTTATTTAGGTGTAAGTCAAGGATATAAATTTTACCAAAACACCAAACAGGAACAGTTAGACCAGTTAGTCTTAATCTCTGATTTGCAGTTTGAAATGGAAACTATTAAGAACAAAAAGCCTCAAATAATTACTAAGACTGTAACAATAGACAATACTAAATATGTCTCAGGAGGATCAAATGAGCCTGATTTATCCGCAATCATAGCTGAATGGACACCTAGAGTAGCCTTTGTGGCGTGTAAATGGACGGGCGTTGGAGTGTTCTCTGGTTCGGCAACATTAGTAAATCTAAGCGGACTAGGTGTTGCTGCATTGACCAACAAACATGTCATTAATTATAATGGGTATATTCCTAACGCCTGTGTAATTTCTACAGCAATGGGTGATTTTGAAATAGATTGGACACAAAATGTCAGTACATATCAAAAGCCGTATTACTGGGGAAATTATGAAGACTCTGGCTACATCAAGATAAACGCCACAAATCAAGCTCTTCGCGATTTAACATCAAGTTCTATAAAGCTCTGCACTAGCATCAACATCGGTGATAAGCTGGTAGTCCTTGGTTATCCGGGGGTAGGTTCGAGCGATACTATTACAGCCACTGAGGGTATTGTTGCAGGCATAGAACAGAATTATTATGTTACTTCAGCCAAGATCGAACATGGCAATTCTGGTGGCGCGGCGATACTTTTAAAAGACAATTGTTGGCTCGGTATTCCAAGTTACGGCGAAGTAGGTAGCGCGGAAACATTAGGTCGAATATTAAAATCTAGTTTTATAATTAATTAATATGTCGAATATTATAATTTATGACGAACGAGGATTGTCTAATCAAGATTATCTCGGTCAATGAAAAAGTTATTATTAAAAAGTAAAAAAGCAAAAAGAACATGGATCAATTCACAGAATTAAAAATTACAAATGCGAGATTAAAATACAAATTAAACAGACTTTATTGGTGGACAATATTTTGGGTGATAGTCTCGTTAGCTTTAGTAATAATTAATTTAATAATAATATAAATATGAAAGCAGGTAAGACAATAAAAGAATATATGGATAAGTATGGTGATGAATCAGAATAATATGTCGACAGGAATTATTAAATAATATAGCTTGCAACTCACTGCAAAATTAAAATGGAAAAAGTAATTTCAATAGATGGCGCAAACTACATAAAAGAAAGTGATATTAAGAAAAATGCGGAAACATTAGACGGTATGAAATATGTTATTGTTCGCACGCAAAGCGCAGGAGTATTCGCAGGATATTTAAAAGAAAAAACAGGCGAAACAATTATCTTAAAAAATGCTCGCAGAATATGGTATTGGTCAGGAGCTTGTTCACTTTCACAGCTAGCAATGGAAGGAACTAAAAAATCAAATGAGTGTAAATTCCCTTGTGAAGTAGGTAGTATAGAGCTTAATCAAGTTATTGAAATCATAGACGCAACGCAAGAAGCCAAAGAAAGTATTGCTTCTGTTGCTGTATGGAAACAATAAATTTATGTCATATAAAATTTTAACAACTGACCAAATGGCTGGCTCTGGCTCTGGCTATGGCTCTGGCTCTGGCTATGGCTCTGGCTCTGGCTATGGCGATGGCTCTGGCTATGGCTCTGGCTCTGGCTATGGCTATGGCGATGGCTCTGGCTCTGGCTCTGGCTATGGCTCTGGCTATGGCGATGGCTCTGGCTATGGCTCTGGCTCTGGCTATGGCTCTGGCTCTGGCTATGGCTCTGGCTCTGGCTATGGCGTATAATTATCAGAAAAATTAAAAGATAAAGAGGATATATGACAATGAAAATAAATTGCAATAAGTGCGGATACATATAGCAACTTACTTTAATCACGATACTGCTGAACAATATAATCATTGGCGATTTAGATGTCCGCAATATCGTTGGTGGAAAATCTGGGAATACCACTCAAACTGGCGATGTGATGAAGATGGAAGCACTTACGCTTATGAAGCATAAACCTGTGAAAAAAGAAATACTACAACAATTAAAACCAGATAACATTCCTATTCAAAACCAAGTAGATTTATTGGCACAATTTCTTGTAGAAAACTTTGAGGAAGAAATCGGGAAAGGCGAAAGCCCGAATGGAGAAGGGGCAATAGAAATGGCGGTGAGATTGCTTATTAAATTAAGGAATCAAAATATTCAAAAGTTAGGAAATAGAACTTGGCAGGAAATAAATGCACAACCCCAATAAAAATATGAAGAAAGAAGAAATAACAAAAGAGTTTCCAAAAGGAAAAGAGAACTATTGTCCACAGTGTTATTTTGAGGACGATATAGTAATTTTGCGAAAAGAATGTAAGCATTATATTCTAAAAAAGTAGATTAGATTAATTTATGCAAAACGAATTGTTAAATTATTTAGAAGAAAACTTATATTATGAAAACGAATTATGAAAACGAAGCAAAATTAGTAAAGAAACTGATTAAACACCTAGAAAGCAATAAGGGCTTTGGTAAAGAAGCTTGTTATCCGATAATGTTTGATTGCGCTAATTGCAGAGGTCAAATGCTTATAGGATTATTAGATTGGTATTTGGAGTTATTGAAGGATTGATATGACAACGTTGAAACCAAAATTTAATCTTCTTCGCCCCCTCTCTTGGTCCCAAATATCCAGTTTTGAATGGAATCCTGAAGACTGGTATTCTCGATATATCCTTGGCGAGAAACAAGCCGAGACCGGCCCACTCATTTTTGGCAAGAAGATCGGCGAACGCCTTGCGACCGATCTGGCGTTCCTGCCAGAGGTCCCGCGATATAAACACATGGAGAAAAAGTTTATCGGCAAGATAGGAGATATAGAACTTATTGGTTTCTTAGATTCGTTTTGCCCGAATACCTTGTCAATCTTGGAGTTTAAAACTTCAAGCAATAAAAATCGTTGGAACCAAAAAAAAGCTGAAGAGCATGGTCAATTGTCATTTTATTGTTTGCTTGTATGGCTCAATCATGGCAAGCTCCCGGAGAAATGTCATTTATGTTACTTACCATGTCGTGAGACCGGATCATTTGACATAGAGCTTACTGGTGAACCGGTACAGATATTCGAGGTAAAAAAAACAGCGGTAGACGTGCTTAAATTCGGCAATTACATTAAAGACGTGCGTAAAAAGATGATCAAATACGCAGAAGAACATAAATAAAAGTTATCCACACATTTACTTGCGATAATTTTTCATTGTAGTATACTGGAAACATCTTTAAACAAGTGGTCGGTCTAAATAAAAGATAATTATTAAGATAATAAATAAAATAAATATATGAAACAAACAAAAGAATTAGCAACATTACCTAACGAACGAGCGTTGTCAGAATTAAAAGCATCGTTTCCTGTAGAACAAGGTTTTACTAGAATATTACTACCTCGATTAAGTTTTCTAAGCCAAGACCGCACAGAGGGCAAGGGCAAGTCTATGAAAGTTATAGCAGAAGCTGGCACTTTCTTTGAAGAGCGTCAAAATGAAGAAGAAAATACAGAGGGCAAGAAAGAGTGGACAAAGAAAGAATTAGGAACAAAAGTTAAAGGAATTATTTTGTATCAACGAAAGCAATTACGCCTCTATGATGAAAAAACAGAGGCTTACATTTCCTCTCCGATTTACGATGAAGATGACCAAATTATTCCTCTTTTTTCCAATAAACAAGAAGTCACTCGAGGTACTCCGATAGAATTAAAAGCCAAATACCAATATCAAGATAAAGATGGCAAAACAAAAAGTAAACTAGAAGATAATCGTATTCTCTATATCTTAAAAGATGAAGAGATTTTACAACTTAGCTTGAGAGGAAGTTCAATGTACTCATGGATGACTTTCGCTAAAAAAGTTTTACCGCCATCTGTACTTGTAGAGCTTTCTTCAGAACCAATGGAAAAAGGTCAAATCTCATGGAATAAAATGACCTTTGAAGTTGTTCGCCCTCTTAATGGCAAAGAAGTTGAAGATGTCGTGGAAAAACTCAAAAACATCAAAGACGGATTAGATCAAGAACGTTCATACTATTCTAAAGTTAGTACATCAAAGGACGAATTTGAGAAGTTTTAATCCGTTCGTACGTTTCCACAGGGGCTTTATAGCCCTTGTGATAAATATATGATCCCCCTAGCTCATCAAAAAAGATTCTCCGATATAGCCCCCGCCAGTTTTGGCATATGGCACGCGTGTGGCACTGGTAAAACTTTTACTGGGCTTTATACTATATCTCAAAGGGTTTATACCTGCCTCATAATCTGCCCTAAAGGTATCAAGTCCAAGTGGCAAGAGGTCGTTAAAGATTTCAAAGATAATGTGTTTAATGTTTTAACTAAAGAGGAATTTAAAAAAGTTTATCAAACACTAGGTAAATTTGAAGGTGTTATTATAGACGAGGCTCATCATTTTTCAGGACTTAAATCACAATTACATAAATCGCTTTTTAAATATCTTAAAAGCCATGGAATTAAACATGTACTAGCTATGACAGCTACACCATATCGCCGCGAACCAATGAATGTTTATGCTTTAGGTCGCATCTTAGGCCATAATTGGAGTTATATAGAATTTAGAAATAAATTCTACAGGCTTCAATATTTTGGGCAAAGAGCCGTTTGGGTCCCGAAAACCGGCATTGAGCAAGACATTGCCAATCTTTTAAAAAAAATAGGTGATGTTGTAGCCTTTGAAGAGTGTGGCGATTTACCGCCGATACAACATAAAATAGAATATTTTGATCTAACAATAGGACAAAAAAAGGCGTTAAAAGAGCTAGAAATGACCGAGGCTAATCCATTAGTTTATTATGGCAAAGAACATCAGATTTGCGCTGGTATAGGGGCTAACACGGCCAAGACAGCACGTTTGCTTGAACTAGCCGACACAACTCCCAAATTAGCCATATTCTGCCGTTACACAGCCCAAATTGAAGCAACACAAGCTATTCTAGAACAGAATGGCCATAAGGTATTTGTTATCAACGGAGCTACTAAGGATAAAGATTTGACCGCGAAAGAGGTAGAAAACTCTGACCGTTGCACGGTCATCGTGCAAATGGACTGTGCCGAAGGATTTGAATTACCTTCAATCAGTACAATAGCCTTCGCCGGAATGTCTTATAGTTACCTTGCTTATGTGCAAAGCATGGGTAGGTTTATTCGTGTAAACAAGCAAAATACTCCAAAATTATTTATATATATGCTAACAAGTAAATCCATAGACGAAGCGGTCTATGAAAATTTAATAGCTAAAAAAGATTTCGATCTTGCTTTGTATTGTAAAGAAAAAATAACATGAAAAAATATGAACAAAAATTTACAACTTTATTTTTAAAATGGGTTAAAAATGAATTTAAAAAGACAGCTGCATTTGAAATAAAAAGCACCCGAGGTAAAGATTATATTGCCTTTAACGAAATAAAAGATCATCAAATCCGTGCGCTTCAAATCGCAAAGCATGCCATATTGTCGTACAAGATAAGCGATTTTGATATGATCGGCTACAAGCCTTTTGATTGTTTTTGTCTTGCAAAAGTTCTTTCTTACATCGTTATTAAATACCCAAAATTTTTTTGCTTGATAGATATTGATGATTTTGTAAAAGAAAAAGAACAAAGCAAAAGAAAATCCCTAACTTCCCAAAGAGCCAAAGAAATCACGTCTATTGTCATATAAATCGCAAAACACTATTCCACAACAGAATAGTGTTTTCGCCGGCCTAGAAATCGGCATGCGTGGTTTAGATTAAGTTTTCTAGCCTCAATCCAACCAAGACTTATCATTGATAAGCATAGCTGTAATTGTAACAAAAAAAGCCACTGGTCACAACTCCAATGGCTTTGATAAAAGAACTATTTATTCCAACACTTTAAAGAACTGTTCCACGGTTTAGTCCCTTGCTCTTTGAAGAGCAATAAACCGAAAGTAAATGAATGTTCGGGGTTTTCAATATTTAAACCCATTTCTTCCATGCGCTTACGATGGACATCATTTACTTGGAGAAGACCCCAATCTCTTGTACCATTTTTATTTAAGTTTATAGCATCTGGTTTACCACTGGATTCACATCTGATAATGGTTTCAATGATAGGGTCAAGTTGAGGCTTTTCCTCCTTGATTATTCGCACATCAGAAGCCTGGTAATATGTAGTAACTGACGGGAACACACTAATCCCAATAGCGATAATTGCTTGAATGATGATTGCTGGCATATTTTATTATCAAATTACTTTTTAATTCGACCTCCCCAATGGTAACATATTTGTCCAGATTGAAGTGTGGATAACTAATTTTGTATATGGTATAATTATAATATTGATTTGGGTTTGCCTCGGACAGATTTGAATCAAGTTCTTTTGTAAGTATCTCCGTTTCATATTTTTATAAAA